CGCATGCCGCGTCTGGATGGTCTCGAAACGACCCGCCGCATACGTCGCCGGGAACAGGTCCTCGGTATTCCTGCTCTGCCCATTGTCGGAATGACCGCCCATGCCGCCGCGCAGGATCGGGCGCTGTGTCTGGAGTCGGGGATGGACGATCATCTGAGCAAGCCCCTCGGTTCGGACCGACTTTACAGCGTGATCGAAAAATATCTGGTCCGTTAGGTGTTCGCGGGCGTTCCGGGAGCGGATGATCAGCGGTGATGGAAAAATTTTTTCGGTCTGTTTTTTTCAGGCTTGACAAGTTTTTTTCGAACAGGTATAAACACAACTCACTTCGGCAAGGTTTTCTTTTTTGGCCGGAGATACATTCCCTGGTAGCTCAGTAGGTAGAGCAGGTGGCTGTTAACCACCCTGTCGCTGGTTCGAGTCCGGCCCGGGGAGCCAAAAATTCAAGAGGATCGCGGTCATCGCCGCGATCCTCTTTTTTTATTCTGTCTTTTGGCCTTTGCCCGAAATTGCTTATTCTGCTGTAACGCGCCGCGCGATTTGGCACCGCTTGCCGTTGGTTTTGGCACCACTGCACAGTGATGCTTTTCACCTCTTTTCTGGCATTATTTAAACGCCGAAAAGTCCCTCCTGATATCCCCTCGGCTTGGGTACTCCATCCGGCCATGTGCCGTAAATCAATTCGACGCAATCGCTCTGCTTAGCACCTCCGCCGACCGTATATTGATAGTCAACTTCCACCACTGGCAAATCCCTGAACAGAGACCGGATATCCGGATGATCATTGATGCTGATGACCATTTGGCCTTTGATGGTTTTTGCCAATCCGGCCAGGGCTTCATATTGTTCCCACCCGAAACCTACCCCGTAGCCTTCGGTCTGCCAGTAGGGAGGGTCGCAGTAAAAGAGCGTGTGGGGCCGGTCGTACTTTAGCACCACATCTTGCCAATCGAGATGCTCGATGGTGGTGTTGGCCAGACGGAAATGGGCATCTGCCAGATCTTGCTCCAGGGTGAAAATATTGAAGCGCGGCCGGCTGGTGGTAGCCGTGCCGAAGCTCTGGCCCTCGACTTTGCCGCCGAAAGCGAGCTTTTGCAGATAGAGGAAACGGGCGGCCCGCTGCACGTCGGTCAGGGTTTGCGGCGGTGTTACCTGCAGCCATTCCCAATTTTGGCGACTTGTTAAAGCCCATTTGAACTGTTTATAAAGCTCCTCCAAATGGTGCTTTACAACCCGGTAAAGGTTTACCAGCTCGCCATGGACATCGTTAAGCACCTCGACTTCGGAGGGCTGCTTTATAAAAAACAGTGCCGCAGCGCCGCAAAACGGTTCGACATAACATTTGTGCTGCGGGAAAAGGGGAAGGATATGATCGGCGAGTTTCCGTTTGCCGCCGATCCACGGAATTATCGGTTTACTGGACATTATGAGCCTCTATTATTGTCTGGTGGTATCCGGTTGTGATAGGCTCTTCCCGCCGTGACGTCGCGGTGAGGGAGCCTTCGGTCTGGCTCACAGTTCCTAGTACTGTGGTTCGGGCGGTCGGGCGGTGTTCCAGCACCGTCCGACCGCTCCCTCTCTTTTCTTTTTATCCCTTACCCAAAAACACTCCTTCCCCCTACCTGAATCTCTGTTATTAACATCTTGTTATTTTGTTTAAAAGTTCTTATGATTGCCCTCAAACTTTTTCAGAGGAGGGCGTTATGGCTATGATCAAGTGTCCGTTATGCGGGAAAAGTATTTCGGATAGATCGCCGACCTGTCCATTCTGTTCTGAGCAAGGTCGGGCAAATGGTAAAAGTGGCCTAAAACTCAACGCGAAGACGAAATCATCCGGCAGCAGGCAAACAACGATTCTCATTGTCTGCCTTTTTGCGGTTCTCACAGCCTACTTCGTTTCCCAATATACTATCCACCGGCCGGCGGAAAACATCGTTCAGGAAGAGCAGAACCCCACCCCGGATATGGCATACCTTGCCAGCCAAAAATATGTTACAGAAAGACTTAAATCCCCGGCATCGGCGATATTTCCTACATATCCGGAATATGCGTTGTTTGCAGATAACGGAAATTTCTCGGTCAGAGCTTATGTCGATTCACAAAATGGCTTTGGCGCTCTCATTCGGACTTATTACCGCTGCGAACTATCCTGGAGCCCCTCCAGATACTGGCAATTGGAAACAATCGAGTTTCTACAATAAATTACCATCCCCTGGCACCGCTAAACCTCAAACTCATACGCCGTCAGATCCGGTGCTTCGCCTTTGATCCAGCCACCCTGCACATAGGCCGTCAGGCCGACGGCTACGGTCTGGCCTTTGACCAGGGCCCGGCCGCCGCCGGGGAATTGTACCGTGCTGGTGCCGTCGCTGTTGTGGGCATTTACTGTTGCCACCAGCAGAGGTTCTTTGGGTAACAGGTCCCGAAAGCGTTTCCATAAATTCATATCAGCTCCCGTGATAGCGCAGTACGTCGATGGCCTGGTTGACGGCCGGGCGGGCTGCGGCGATATTTGTGCGGATGACCTGTCCGCGCCAGGTCTCGTCCGTGTCCTGCACTTCGATGATGGCGCCCGGTGCGAGCAGGCCAGGGTTGTCGAGCAGTGGCAGATTCAGGCTCTCGATCGAGCGCGCGCCGCTGTCGGCTAGGATTTTTTTGCCGATGGCGAGGCCGGGTTCGGTGGCGGTGATCAGTGGGTGGACTTGCTGCCCGGCGAGGCGGCTGCCGTCGCTGCCGGTGCGGCGGACAAAACAAGTGACGCCTTGCTGTTGGCCCCGGCAGTAGACGCCGGTGTAGGCCGGGCGTGGTTCAAAGCGGCCACGTCGCCCGTCGATCATGGCGGCGGGGACGACGGCATCGACTGCGACTCCTCCCCAGTTCCATGGCATGGCGGTATACCAGGGCTGGATGAGCAGTTGCTGGTTTGCCGGATGCGACTGCACCACGCCTCCGGCGGCCGCGGCGATCTGTGCGATGGCCTGGATGGGGGTTTGTCCCTGGTAGCTCCAGACGCCACCGGGTACCAGCCATTCGGGCAGGGACCAGACGATGGAAAAACCTGTGTCGGTAAGCTCGTCTTCGGCGAGCTGTTGGGCGGTGCGCTGTTGGGTCTGGATGAGATCGCGCGGCGTGCTGTACGGATCGGCCAGGTAGGCGGACAGGCTGCGTCCGGTGGCGGTGTAGGCGCGCTGGCCCCAGCGGATCTCCTCGCCGTATTCCTCGATGGCGAAGCGCCAGCTCAAGCCGTTGATGGTGGCTTCCACTTCGACCGGTGCGCCGCCGGATGGGCGTACCAGATCGAGGTCGGTTTTACGCACCAGGGTGGCGCTCAGACTCCAGGCCCAACTGTCGCGATCGGTGCCGACAGAGAGGCTTTCCACGGGGATCGGTACGCCGTCGGCGAGACGGATGAGGCTGACGGTATTCATGACAAAGTAAACCTTCCGGATGTTTGGCCGGGCGATATTCCACGACCGGGGCTTGTACCAATACGGATCTTTGGGGCCGTTCCAGGTGCCGTCATAGCAGTGTCGCGGGTAGTTGCTGCTCAGATCGGCGAAGATCAGTGCATCCCCTGCCGGCAGCAGGTAGCCGCTGACGGCGTCGAACAGGATCTGATCGCCCCTTGGGGGATCGTAGCGGTTAACGCACCAGCGCGGGTACCAGTTCGGCCCGCTGACGATGGGGACAAACACATCTTTAGCGGGCGGGGCGCTGTAAGCTGCGGCGGTGTGCCGGGCCAGATTTTCGAGGCCGTCCCACAGCAGTTGTCTGGTCGTGTCGTTGGACTCCGGGTAGCAGTACCCGGCCAGCAGTTGTCGCAGCCTCGGTGCAATCACCCCGCCCCAGGGTATCTCAAAGCGCTCGCGGTTTTTGATGGCCGGATGGGCGTAGCGCATACCGGCATCGTGTTTAACTTGGCGCTTAAGATCGCCCCATGGGGCTGTGGCCTGCCGGTTAGATGCCGGGATAGCGGCCCATGGTTGGGTGGCGGCACGCTCGGTGCGTTGTTGCTCTCCCCACGGTACAGCTGTGCGCGGCTCGATGGGCGGTGCCTGCCGGTGCGGGTGGCCGGTGCTGTGCTCGATGCGGGCGCCGTCCGTCCAGCGGGCGCGATAGCTGCCACCAAAAGGCGCCGGGATATACCAGGTTGGTGCCGTCTCGGCGGTGGCTGTCAGTGGCAGCTCGATCGTAGCGGCGGCTTGCGTAACCAGCATGGCCGATGCGGCGGCTGTTACGGCCATGTCGACCGTCGCGGCGACGGAGAGCACCCCGCCCATCGACGCGGACGCCTGTACCCCCATATCGACGGTGGCCGTGGCCTGGTGTACGGGACGCGCATCGGCGCTTACCGCGATACCGAGATCAACGACGGCCGCGATCTCTATCGGTCCGTCGACCGCCGGCGGCCCGGGCGCACCGAACACGATGCCGTCACCGGCCGGAGGCACATAGACCACCGACCGGAAGGCGAATAGTATCGCCCCACCGTCCGGAGCATAGCCGAAGGTTATGGCATCTCCCGGCGGTGCGCTATATACCGGCTGCGAAGCCGCCGGAAAGAGGAAGTCAGGCATCGTTCATCTTAAAGACCAGCGCGCCGGGCTGAAACATCACGGCAGCACCGCCGGCGCTGACCGTCTTGGCCGCGGCCAGCGCCGCCCATGGTAGCAGGTTGCCACCGGTTTGCGCGTCGTACAGGGCGACACCCGTCAATGTGCCCCAGTCGTTGACCGGTTCCGGAAACAATATTGAGCCGGCATTGACATGGGCTCCGTCGGCTTCCCGGGGGATCCAGATCGTATCGTCAGGCCCGACGGCCAGTCGGGCGTAATCGGCAGCCGACACCTCGACCAATCCTCCCGCATCGGTCGGCAATGCCGTGAGCAGCGCCAGCCAGAGTTCCGCCGGTTTGGTCCAGGTCGCCGAGCGTAGCAAATGGCCGAGCACCTGTTGTTCGAGATATTCCGATGTGGCCATAAGAGCTCCTTATGTTTGCGGCGGTAGGCCGGCGTCGTCGACCTGGTAGACACGATCATAGACCAGGGCGTTGCCGTACTCCGTGTCACGGTCGTCAAAACAGGTGATGATATAGGGGTGCGCCAGGTCCTGCACCGGTAGATGCCGGAAAGCAAACAGGCCATCGGCCCCGGTCACTGTGCTGATGACGTAATCGCCGGTACGTCTGTAGCGCACCTCTACACGCCTCTGTACCGGCTGTCCGTCGAGCAGGGTTTGCCCTTCGAGGCGGTGTGGGCGATCGGCATAGGCTGCGCCGGTTGTCTGACCCCATGCAGAGTTCAATATGCCCATCAGTCCCAACTCCCGGTGATATCGGTGAGCAGTTGCCCGTTATAAAGCACATTCGATGACGGGCGAAAATCCAGGGCCAACAGAATTCTGTCGATATCGACTATCTCCGTGCCGTGCCCTACCGGAAACCCCGCCAGGGGTTGATAAATGCCTCTCAACTTCCCACGTACCAAATATTTCGATCCTTCCTCGGCATACGCACAGGAGATCGCCGCCGGTACATAAATAAAATTCTGCCCCGGCAATGCCGAGATATCGGTGTAGTTATTTCCTCCACCCGGCGGGCCGGAGTTTCCCATGGCCACAAGGCTTGTGCCTGCCCCCATAGTTCCTGCTATGGATTTATGCACTTTAAATTTTGTATTCGTCCCCACATTTGCCATATAGGAGAGGTGACACCAAACATTACCGTACGGCAGGTAACTTGACGTATCATGCCCGGCGAGGAAAGAATTATACGGGTCGTTTGTCACCGTCGAATCATATTCACCAAAACCATGAGGGATCATCCCATAGCGACTACTCAACCAGACATAAACGGTACGTTTATCCGCGATAACCCACCAGGCCTGCGAATAGGTCACATCGAACCATTTGCCAAAATATGCCTCACCCCACAGCCCGGCCCCCGTCGCCACATCCGACATCGACTCAAAAGCGCGGATCTTCGCCACATCGGCATCGCTCTGCGTATCATCGATCTGAAAGAACTGCCGTGCCCCTTCGAGTGCGCGGAAGCAGGCGATATTGCCGATCTCGGCAAAGGGCTCTTCCCACCCCGCCGGGGCCTTGTAGTCCTCGCCGGTGCCGTAGCCGGTCACCAGGCAGGCCCGCAGCAGCGCGGCCATGGAGCCCCGCGTGCTGGACGGGTGCGCCGGTGCGCCGGAGTCGGTCGATTTATAAACGCGCACGGTACTCATCAGTTAGCATCTCCCCTGATCTGCAGAGTAAAGTTGTCGGTCGGCTCCTCCACGGGGCCGGGCATGGTGGTGCGGGCCAGCCACATGGGGGCATTGGCCGCCGAGGTGTCAAAGCGCAGGCAGTTGCCGGCCGCCCAGCCGGTACCCCAGCCGTGATAATCGATGGTGAAATACGGCACCTCCGTGGCCGGGTTGATCGGCGCCACGTTGCTGGAGGTGGTGCCGCTTGCGATCACGCCGAGCTGCTCGCCGATCACGTCGAAGGCCGTCGCGGAGGTAAACTTGATGCACCACCGCTGCGCGATGGCCCCGCGGTTGGTCACGGCGATCGGATAGTGCAGGCTGTCGTATTTGGCGGTGGTGTCGTCGCCGCTGCGGGTGTTCTGCCAGATCCCGTCCCAGGTTTTCTGGGTAAACTGCCGCACGATGCGCGCCGCCAGATCGCTGAAAATCAGCGCACCGGAGACCTGGGTTTCGTCGGCCGGGTAATCGTGGGTGATCGGCCCGACGGTGCGGATCAGGCCGTTGATCTGTGCCTCGCTGATCAGCACCATGTCCTCGATGCGGTGGGCGGCCACCAGCGGCTGCACATAGGCGGAGAGGTCGAGCGGGTCGGCCATCGTTACCGCGCCGGCGGTCAGATCCACGGTGTAAAGCACCTCGTCGACCAACGTGCCGGACTGGTCGCGCAACTCCACCAGACTGAGGTTAGACCGATCGAGGGCGATCTGCTGCCCGGCGGTCAGATTGTCCTGCAGCAGCTGATCGGCGGTGTGATGGATGACCGCCACGTCGCCATCGCGCAGGATCGGCACCCGCCCGTCGATGGGCAGACGTACCGGCTCAATGCCGATCAGGTCGGCGTCCAGCGGCAGATAGCTGTAGACCACGCCGTTATACAGGGCGGTGTCGGCCAGCACGCCGTATGGGCACCAGATCTGCCCGTCCTGCACCAGGTCGGCATCGTACCAGGGCTCAGCCTCGTTGCCGGCGGCGGTGACCAGCTCGCCGAAAAACAACCGCACCACGCCGACAGCGGTGTCGATGGTCCCCTCCAGCCGGTCGGCGCTAAGGATTCCATCGGTGCCCGCCGTGGCGGAGAGCAGCGTGCCGTCCGGCAGGTTGGCCCGCACCGACAGCGAGCCGTCGCGCACCGGCGCGCCCGGCAGGCGGAAGATCCCGGCCGTCGGGGTGTTGCCGCCGCTGCGGGTGAGCAGGGTCAGCAGGGTGACGTCGGTGCTTGCTAACTGCGGATAGGTATCGAGGGTCGCGATACCGGTTTCGTAATTGATCGATCCGGCCGGAGTGCCGGCACCGGTGGCGTCGTCGCGGTCGCGGTAGAGGGCGCCGGCCAGGTCGTAATAGAGCGATCCGGCCAGGGCAAACAACACCGACCCGGACACGATCGGTTCGACGGTGCCCGGGGTCAGATCGATCTCCAAAGTACCGGCGTCGAGACTGTCCGTCGCGTCGGTCCAGTCGGCGGCAACGTCTTGCTGATAGGTGACGATCACGGCGGCCGGCGGCGTCTGCGAGGCGCTGACGGCGGTGCGCACCCCCATGTAGGACGTCGACCCGAGCGCGCCGAAATTGCCGCCGGTTTTGTACGATACCGTCGACCATTTGTCGTATTGATAATCGGCGCAGGCCACCATCGTCACTGCGCCGGTGGCGTAGTCGATGGTTCCGGTCGCGCCGATCAGGCTGCCGGAGCCGTCGTCATGTGCCCGCTTGGTGAGGGTGCGGGTGTTGATCTGTCCCGAGGCCAAAACCTCCTTGACCTGCTCGACGGCCCATTCGAGGCTCACGCTTCCCGGGCGCAGCGGCGCGTTCGGAATCGTAAAACTGACCTGCTGACCGTTGACGGTCAGATCCATAACCGTGGCGCTGTCGGCCAGGTCCTTGCGGTAGGTAATGTCAAACACCTCGCCGGAGGACGGGATGACCGACGGCGTAAAGCGTATCTTGCCGGCGCCGTAGCTTATCGTGCCGACGGCGTCGCCGCTCAGGGTGCCCGCGCCGGTATCGGTCGCGGTATAGGCACCGCTGCCCCAGGTAATGGCGATGCTGCCGGGCTCGATGCCGGTATCGGGCAGATCGTGCTCGATGATGACGTCGTCGCCGTCGATGGCGCCGGGACGTGCCGTGGCTTCGATGCCGGTGCCCCAGGTGATGATGATGGAGGAGTCGACATCGGGCAGCGCGCCGACCGTAAGCACCATCGAGCCGGTGGCGTAATCGATGGTGCCGGTGCCGATACCGCTCTCCGTGCCGACCAGCTCGCCGCGGCCGTTATCCTTGAGGCGGTACCAGTTGCCAAGAGCCATGTAATCGACCGTCAGAGTACCGGGCGCCGGGACCGGTTTGAGGTTTGGGGTGTAGTTCCAGCTGCGATTGCTGATCTCGATCAGAATCTCCAGACTCTGCTGCGCTTCGGTGACGGCTGCCGCCGGGGTGGCGGTAAGGGTGACGGCCTGGCTCCAGGTGCCGGAGCCGGTCAAAGTAATGCGGCCGGCCGCGTAATCGATGCTGCCTCCGTAGCCGCCGGCGTCCACCAGGGCGACCAGATCGCCGTCCTTGTCGATAAAATCGTGTCCGTCGATCGTCAGGGCCAGAGAGCCGGGCAAAAGGCCCGAGCGCAGATGGATCACGGCATTGTCGCTGCCGCGCACGCCGGACCATACCAGGCTATCGGCCGCGCCGGAGGCGACCATGCTGGTGCCGCTGCCAAAAATAAGCTGATCGACCACGGCGGTCTCCACCTGGCTGGTCGGCACAAGCTGATTATAGATGCTATCGACCTGCAGGGTCATGGCGCCGCTGTTGGCAGGCTCCGTCAGGCGCGACACGCCGAAATAGCGCGCCGCATCGGCCACGGCGGTGGCATGCACGCGGGTGGTGGCGGTGCCGACGTAGGGGGTCGGGTCCACACCCGGGAAGGTGTATTGCAGGGCGGCGCTCAGTTCGATGGTCACCACGTCGACCGTAAAAGCGCCGTAGGTGGCATGCACATAACCCGCCCGCTCGGTGCTGACCCCCTGCACCCGTACAAACTGCTGATCCCCCGTGACGCTGTTGCGCAGCACCAGGGTTTCGCTGACGCGCGGCAGGACTCCGTCCGGCTGTTGAAAGGCGACGATGGTGCGCTGCCCCTCCAGCTGATCGCCGAGCAGACGCAGCGCCAGGGTCTGGGCGATGGCCACATAGCTTTCGATGTGATCCTTGGCATCGAGGCGCTCGTCGTAAAAATCGCCGGTGGTAAACAGGGTAACGTGTACGTTGTCATCGTCGGGCGGGTCGGTGATGATGGCGTGACTGCCGTAGTACATATCCTGATTGTCGGTCATCACCGCCAAAAATCCTTTGCGCAGCGACACCCGGCCATAGACGCGATCGAGGCGCGATATGTCCGGAAAAAGGTTGTTGACCTCGCCGTCGGTGACCTCGGTGCCGGTCATCTCGCCGCCGCCGTCGGGGTAATCGGTAAGACGCTCGGAGGCCATCAGTTTGATATCGGTCTTTAAAATACTCATGCTACCTCGCGGAAAAAGAGGGTCACGACATAGGGCTGATCCTCATCCGGATCGGAGACGGTCCAGACCGGATCGGCGGTCAGCCGCTCGCCGGTAAAAATTACGGTATGCACACTGCCGTCGTTGAGGGTCAGGGTCATCTCAAGCTCCGGCGTATTGGCTTTGGTACGCAGCTGCTCCAGCAGCGACCGGCGCACCCAGGCATAATCCTCGCCGCCGGCCAGGGTGATGTGGCGGCCGGTCTGCTGGGTCATGGCCTGCACCACCAGCGCGCCATCGAGGGTGACGTTTTCCTGCTGAGCGACGGGATTCCAGCGGTATTCGTCGGTCCAGATGAGATCGGCAGGCAGGGTCAATGCGTCGAGGGTAATCATGCGGTCACCGTCCCCGATTGGCGGAGCATGTCTATAAATCGTCCGGCGTCGCCTTCGCCGAACTGGCCGGAGACGGTGCGGCCGTCCGGCGCGCGGAACTGCACTGTTACGGTGCGGGCGGCCCCCTGCGCGGCCGGGGCCACGGGGCCGGAGGCCTGCAGCTCTTGCGCGCGGATCGTGCTGATCGCGCCCTGTATCTGCGCCTGCTGCGCCAGCCGGAGTTGGTCGCGCTGCTTGCGCACCATGTCGGCGGTGTGCTTGCGCAGGGCAGATGACAGCCAGCTATCGCTCGCCTTGACGCCATAAATCTCTTTGCGGTAGCGGGCTTCGTACTGCCCCAGCTCGGCAAGAGACCCAAACTTTTGAATACCCTTGGTGATGGAATTCCACTCATTGGCGAACCATTGCGCCACGCCAGGGCCGGTATCGGCTCCGGAATTTTTGCCGCCGGTCTTGCCCTTTTCACCGTCGCTTTTTTTGTCCAGGGAGCGGTTGAGGGCGTCGACCTTGCCCTTGGCCGAGGATGCCTCGCGGCCGATTTTTGCCAGGCCACCGGCGGCATCGTCGCCGGCGCGTTTGCCAGCCTCGCCGACCTCATCGAGGGATGCGGCGAGTTTTTTGCCGGCGCGGGTCCCGGCGGAGGATATGCCGACCATCTCCTCCCACCTGTTTTTGGTGGTACGCACGGCCCGCTGCAGCTCCATCTCAGCGTCGACCATGGCGGCGCGGGCCTGCCGGTATTCGTGGCTGTCCTCGCCGTAGATCTGTTTGGATTGATCGGCGGCCTCCTGCCGCATGGCTACCACCGCCTGCGCCAGATCCTGCTCGGCCTGTGCCTTGCGGTAGTTGTATTCGGCCTGCGTGATCCACTCCTGTTCGAGCTGTTGGTCCAGGTCGAGCAGTTGCTGCGCCAGATGCTGTTGCAGCTCTTTTTCTTCGTCGGCGTATTGCTGTGCCTGATCCTGGGTTTTGGCCTGCTGCAACTGCTTGACGGCGGCCACGTAATCAGCTTCGGCTTTGAGCTTGGCCTCCAGTGCCTTGGCGTGCTCCTCCGTGCCGGTCTGCGTGGTCTTGAGGGCCACGGCGGCCTCATAGTAGGCATCGGCGAGCTTTTGCACCTCGGCTTCGAGCAGGCCCTGCTCGTCCCTGGAGCGGGTCATGGCATCGGTAAGCAGATCTTGCTTTTCGTGATAGGCCAGCACGGCGTTGTGGACTTTATCCAGTGCCTGCTCCATGGTCAGCATCGATTGCGCGCCGTCGGCGCCCGCCTGACGCACGGCGGCATTGACCTGGCTTAGCTCATTTTTTATCTCCTGCAGACGGGCGGTGGCCCCGGGAAGTTCGGCGGCTGCGGCCTTGGCGTCATCGGTCAGTTGGCCGAGCCAGTTGGTCTGCTGGGAGCGGTCCTGCAGGTCGATGACCATGTTGGTCCAGTAATTGTGCGTGCCGGCGATTCCCTGCTGGATCTCCCGCAGCTCTTCGACGGTTTTGCCGTCGAGGCCAGGCAGATGGAAGTCTTTGTATTTGTCGAATTCTTTAAGGGTGTCACCAACGCCGGACATCAGGCGGTCATGGGCTGCTTTGGCTTCGTCGGCGGCAATCTGCCATTGCACATAGGCGTTGACGATGCCGGCGGTGCCAGCCACAGCGGCCGCGATGAGGGCAATGTGGGGGGCCATCGGGATAAGCGTTGCGAGCAGCGAACCGGAGGATGTACCAACGGCGGCGGTAGCGGCGCCCATCTGACCAAGTCCGCCGGCTGCCTCGACAGCCAACTGGGCCATCTTCGCCTTGCGCAGCGCATCGATGGCGGCGGCTACGTTGCGGATACCCGTTGATACAGAATTGAAAGCAACCAGCACCCCACCGGCACCGATCAAGGTGAGAATGAGTCCTTTGTTTTCGACAATAAATTCGGCGGTGGTTCCAATGGTCGAAGCCAGACCTGCCGCCCATTCGCCGATTTCGTCAGCGTTATTGACGAGGCCTGCGGCTATATCGGTAAGGGTTTTCGTAAAGTCTTTGTTATTGGCAATGGCGTCGTCAACCTTACTCTTGAGCAACGCGAGCGCTCCGCTCAATGTTTTGACGCTATCGGCGGCAGCTCCCTGCTTGCCGGCGCTCTGCTCGAGCATGACCTGGTAGCGCACCTGGGCTTTTTCCAGATCGGTCAGATCTTTCCACGCGCGGCCGTGGGCATTGTGTGCGGCGTGCCAGCTGGCGACGTAGGTTTCGTTGAGGGTCAGACCAAGAAACTCGGCGCTTTCGGCCTCGCCACGCAGGGCGGCGGTGACGCGCTCGATGGAGCCTTCCAGGTCGGTCTTACCGGCGCCGAGGTCGGCGGCACGGCGGGTGAGCTCCTCCATCTGTACGGAGGACAGGCCCAGCCGTTTGGTCATGTCGACGGTGCGAGCGATGGCGCCCGCGACCTCGGATTCGGAATATATCTTAAGTTCTGCCGCCAGCTCTTTTACCTTGCCCTTCCAGTGATCGAGGTCGCCGACGTTGGAAAACTCCCGGTTGGCGGCCTCGACCGAGGTGGCGAGGTTAAATTGCGATTGTTCGGCGGTGCGCGCGGCGGTGACCATGCCACCGATCACGGCGGTGATGGTGCGGTAACCGAGATAGGCGGCCACCAGCTTTTTGACGTGGCTGGTCAGGTTGGCGGTGGTGGCGATGCCTTGCTGCTGGGTGCGGCCTATCTGGGCATACTCGGCGCGCAGCGCGGCGGTTTTGGCCTTGAGGTTGGTGGCCGCCTGGGCCAGTTCCTTTTGCGAGAGCACGCCCTTGTCGCGCAGCAGGGCATACTGCTGGCGCAGCTCGGCCACCTCGTGGTTGACCTGCCGCATGGTGGGCACATCGAGCGCGCGGGATGCGGCGGCCAGCACCTTGGTGGCGCCCGGCACATCGCTGCGAAGCCGGCTAAACTCTCCGGAGATATTTTTCAGCCCGTCCTCGGCGCCCTTGGTGTAGGCCGAGATGACCAGTTTGAGATGTTTTTCAGCGGCTGCCGACATGCTTTATCATCCTCAAAAAGAAACCACCGCCCCACGTCCAGGGCTGCGGATAGCCGTGGTGCATCAGGATTTCACAGGCGCGCTCAAGGCATTGGCGGAGCGGTTCGGAGCCGGGGCGCACATCCGCTTCACCATGCCGAGAAAAAAAGGGTTGGCCTCCTCCACCGCCTGCCACAGAGGCTCCAGGGCGGAGGGGCTGTGCTTATGCAATTCCAGGCGCTCGATACCGGCGGAGCGCACGACGGCCTCGCTTGGCAATCTCCCGTCGAACAGCAGGTCGAGGGAGTCGGCTTTACCGGCAGCAACGGCGTCCATGCAGTCGGCGATCTCCTCGACGGTCAACTCCTTAGCCGTGACTTCCTTCCCGTCAAACTGGATGATCTTGCTCTTTTTCATCGGTGATCCTCGTTAAAAGTCGGGCGGCGCGCAGGCCGCCCGATGGTTATGCGTCGTAATAGATGATGTCGACGGCCGTGGTGTCGCCCTCGGGGATCTCGCAGACTCCCTCCAGCTCCAGCGGGAGGAAATCGTCGGAGAGAAAATCGACCTCGGTGGATGGTTTGAGCCTGGCGCTCTTGACCACCACCTTGCAGTTGCGGCCGTTGACGTAGTTGACCCCGTCGAGCACCAGCCGCGCGCGGATGATCGGCGAGCTGCCGCCGGTGATCTTCTCGAAGGTAATCGCGGCGTAATCGCCGGAGATATGCAGCACGTCACCGCCGGTGATAGCACCGGTGGACAGCGCCTTTATCATTCCCAGTCGGGCGTTGAGGACATAGTCGGTACCTTCGACATAGGTGGTGGTGTCGGTATCGTCCTTGACCACCACGTTGCTGAGCTGCTCCTTGCCGATCTCGACGTAACGGTCGGCGATGGCGGTTACCGCCACGGGGCTGCCGACATCGATGCTGCCGGAGGCCTGCGAGCCGGCAGCCACGTCGCCGAGGAAAGCCACGGCGAGGTTTTGCGCGTCGAGCTGGTTGAGGGTCAAACTGATATTGGTCTTGCCGGGCAGGGTGGCGGCGGCGACGACCTGGCCATAATTGGTGCGTCCCTTGCCGGTCTGCTCTTTGATCTCCGATTCGGGGTTGAGGGCAAACTTGCTGCATGCCCCTTCCAATTTGGCCCCCTGCGAAACGCCGGCGGCGGTGAGGCGATCGAAATAGAGATCGCCGGCTCCGAGAAAACTGTCAGCCATGGTTTATCCTTCCTTTAGTTAACGGATGCGGGTTGCTGATTTCTGAGCTTGTACGTGGCCTGCATGACACACAGGGTCAACTTGCGGCTGTAGCCGACCAGGCTTTCGCTTTTCAGTGCCAGCCTGCCGGCGCCATTGATGCCCAGGCGATTGAGCTTTCCCCGGGCTTGCTCCATGGTGTGGTATGCACCATGACGGGCATTATCTTCGCCACGCAGGTTGCGATCGGCGACGTAAATCACCACCTCAAGATCATGTATATCCATGTTCCCCTTGGGTTCATTGTTCAACCCGGCCACGCAGATCATGACGGCAGGATATTGAATGGGAAACTGGCCAAAGCTGTCAGGGCTGAACTCGCCTCCATAGCTTTTAAGGGTCTTTAAACCCTCGTTCAAAAGGGGTTCAAGGGCTGATTTGCAAGCGTCTTCGAGTAATTCGTAGGTCATCAAAAACCCCCTTTGAGGCTGCCGCGATTAAACAGCCGATCGTTGCTGGTTACCTCGATGCGGGTGTTGCCAGTCTTGGCGCTGGCGGCACCTGGTAGTTGCACCTGACCGGCAGAGATCGCTTTAAGCAGTGCCTGGTTGGCCCGGTAACGCTCGCTTCGCGCCTCGGGGATGATCTCCTGCCGGCGGCTGTAGAGATAGTAGGTCGCCAGATCGGCCGACAACTCGGCAATGATCGGCGGCACCGTGGCAAACGGCACGGCGTAGCGGCCACTGCACCAGGCGTCGATCTCGCTGTCTGCCCGTGTGATCGCCGCCGCGATCTTCGCCTCGTCGACGCTGCCGGTTTCGTCATCGTCGGTCAGCTGCAGCAGGATGTCCTCGGGGATCCGCTCCTGGATGTCGGCAAGCTGGCTGTAGGCCATGAATTATTCTCCCTGAGGTACGGTCAGTTCAGCGCGGCGTTTGTCGATAGCGGCAACCACGCTTTTGCGCTCTTCTCCGGCCGCAAGTTGGTCGATAGCTTCGAGGGTTTGTGCGGCTTTGACCTGTGCGATCACCTCCTGTGCAGAGGGGCCTTTTGTTTCCTCGGTGATCTCGACCACAATGCCAGGCTCGGCCTGCAGCGCAGCCAGCTCTTCTTTGCTGAATCGGTCGTCGGCGTATTCGGTCGGCTGCTTGCTGTGGGCGATGCCGCAACGGCGGAAACCTTCTTTTTTTGCGGTGATACGGATCATGGTTATATCTCCTTACCAGGGGCTCCGGTCGGGAGCCCCTGAATTAGCTGGCTATTGCATTATGCTAAGGGATTACCCGACACCGGTGCTGCCGTAGCACAGCTGCCAGAAACCGTACCCCGCAGCGCCGCGCGATTCGCAACCGAAGTTGAATTCCGCGCGTTTGAATACGTCATCCGAGGCCATGTCGGTCTGACTGACAAACACAGGCGCTTTACGCTGCTGGAAAATAAAAGGCTTGATAGGCTTGGTGGTGTCGAGCAGGAACCAGGCGGTATCCGACGTCAGTCGAGCATCAACCACGACCTCGGCGGTACCCTTGTAAGGGTTGGCCTTGCCGTCATCAAGGCGGTCGTTGTTGATCAGCGCCAGGGCGATATGCTCCAGGGCCGGGGGTACCAGCAGCACGTTGGGGGTAATATTCAGCGGGCGGCCTTCATCGTCTTTGAACTTGCGCATGGCGGTGCGGGCGGCGCCGTAGCTGGCGATGGCCGCAGCCTGCGTAGCGCAGGAAAGGGCAACGGTCCCCTTGTTGCTGACGCTGGCCGGATCGCCGGTTGTCGGGTCGATCACCGGGTGGTCGGTATCGCAGAAATACTGACCGTCAAAGCACTCGGTGGCGAATGCGCCATTGACGACCTCCATAACCAATTCATCCGGCCACTGTTTGGCTGCAAAACCAGCCGCCTGCGCCTGCGGTCCGACAATGCCGAGATTGTCGTCCTCGATATCGTTGCGCTTAACGGATACGGTCACCTCAAAGTCCTCGTTTTTCAGGACATACTTACCGGCCTTCAGGTTTTTCATGACCTTATCGCCGACCCAGCGCCGCATTTTCGGGAAATTCTCAAGCCAGGCATAATCGTTCTGGCTGCCGGTCGATGGGACCATCATCCCGATTTTTTGCCATACAGCCGGTGCGCCCTCAAAGGCCTTGTTAAAAGTGGTTTTGATGTTGATAAAAATGCTGCTGATGGTGCTGGCGTTGATAAGCAGGGCCAGCCCAACACCTCCGGAGGCTGTGCCTGCCCCGACCAGGCCCGACCATCTCAGGCAGCCCACGCCGACCAGCAGCAGAATCCAGACAAACATGTCGTAACGGGTATGTTTCATAATGTTTTTAACCTCCAGTAAATGGTGTATTAACCGATGGCGACCCAGACGCCGTCGCTCTCGACGCCCAGGCATTTACCGGCTACGATGTCGTTGGTAGGTCCGGCTGCCACCGCGACCGTTTCATCGTCCTCGACATAGACGTTGCTGCCGACACTGGCCTGCACGACCGGGTTGGTAGCCGAGTTTTTGAGCTTGAAAACCTTGCCGCGACGGACCACCACAGACAGGTCGCCGTCGGCACCGGCCGAGTTGTCGATGGTTTCATCGGCGACGCCCATGACGATGGTCGCGGCCGTATCGGCCGCCTCGATGGCGTAGCCGTCTGCACCGACCGAAACCATTTTGCCTGCTTCGACCTTGGTGCTGGCGGCGACCTTCAGGGGGATCAGCTCGCCGTCCTTATACGTGGTATTGCGTTCAGACATGTTATGCCTCCTCTAAAAGGTTGGGCTTGGCGTTACGCCTGGCCGTATTTTTTGAGATCCTCTGCCGAGTTGCCGAACATGTCGGCAACCTTCTGATCTTCCGCATTGAGCGCCTTACCACCTTGCTCGGGCGATTTAGTATCCAGGTCGGAAGGATCGCCGACCACCGGCGCGGCCGCGACAAACTTGCGGAACTGTTCCAGCCCGCCGTCCTGCCGACACATGGCCACATAAAATTCCTTGGTCGCCGGGGTGATCTTGCCCGCCTTCATGGCCGCGTCGACCTCGGCATTGAGGGCGGTTTCCAGTTCGGCTTTTTTCTGGTCGGCCAACCGGGTCTCGGCGTTGGTGGCCCGCAACAAAACGGCGTCGTAATCGCCACGCGGGACAAACTTGTCGAGGCTGGGGGTTTCGGCCCGATTGAGGGCGGTCTGCAGATTACCCTGCAGTGTGCCGATGGCGTTGAGGGCCTGCTCGATGGTGGCCGTCTCGGGCAACCCGAGTTTGGCCAGCAATGCTTTCAGATCCATGGTGTGCTCCTTGTTTTCATGGTTAAGGGCCAATACGTTCAAATTCGGCTTATTGGTCAGGCCGACCGACGCGATGCCGCGAATGGTCAGCGAGTCTTTTTCGTAGATCAGTACGGTGGAGTAGTAACGGTACTCCCGGTTCTTGATCAGCTCGGCGCCCTTTGGCGTCCACTCGATCACTCCCCATACGGCACCGCCTTCACGCACGCTCAGGGCTTTGATCCACCCCATCGCCGGGGCCGCATCGCCCTTGGGCGCCTTGAGTTCGGTGGCGTGCTCGACGTCGATCGGCACATCGATCCCTCGGCCGTCGAAATAGTCGATCACACACTGGGGGTCGCGGTTGTACCAGTACCGGCCGTCGCGACCCTGCACCACCTCCCCGGGGGGGATCAGCGGCAGCTCGGCGGGGAGATCCTCTCCGGCTGCCAACTCGAAATTTAAGGCGACCTCCCGACACTCGTCAGGCAACCCGGCTGCGTTGAGTGCGATATGAAAGATATGCATGATTCCCCTTCTCCGTGGTGGGCGGCAAAACCGGATCACATGTCTGACCCGCAACCCCATTTAAACCCCGTTTAAATTTGCGCCTGTTGCGTTATTTTTAAAAAGACGATCCATTGTGCGGTCTTACCTGTTGCGTCAATTCTGAGGCGATTATTTCAAGGCCATGTCGATGTGATCCTCGATGATGGTCAGGATCTCTTCCTTGTCCGCTTCGCTGATTCCCAGAAACGGCCGGGCCGGCACGTTCTGCTGTAATGTGTAAGGCTCGATACGCGCCCATACCGGGTGCTTTAGCGGCTGGCCAAAGGCTGTCTTGATCAGCCGGGTATGGGCGGGGATGTTCACCTGACCGTAAAAACCGAACTGGTGGATCGCGGCATACGGAACATTGGTGCCAACTTCGACTGAGTCCTTGCCGGCTTCTGGATGGATCGAACCCCGCAACCGATGGCTTTCGGTTAGCACTTTCGGATGTTTCTTCCGCTCCCTGGTGGCGGCACTGACCTCCGGCCACTTCTGTCCGTCCGGACCTGTTTCACTGTCAAACCGCTGTTCGGTGGCCTGAACCATGTATTCGCCGATATTCTTCATGGCCGGGGTTAAATCGCCAGTCGCCTTGACCAGGCGCTTTAGGGCGGCCTGAATCTCCCGATCGTCAATCGCTACTGTGATTTTTAGTCCCGCTCCAGACATATTGACTTTTCCTTAATCAGCCTTTAGGATTGAATATGCAGGCGACGGTTGGGCTGTGCCCCGATAACCGATTGCCGGGCGACGTGATCTGCACGGAGGTCATAGTCTCAATCCCTTCCATACACCAGCCTTCCCTTGCGCAAGTTTTTCAAACCGCTCACGATCCCCCGAAACATATCGCCGCTGACCCAGTGGCCGTTTTCGATCTCGGCATACAAGCCCAACACCCGATCCTTATCCAGGCTCACCAGCTTGACGTATTTTCGCCGCAGGGCCACCCGGCCGGATAACTGGCTTTGCGCAAAGTTGATCCAGATTTCCTGCGGATCCTCAATAAGCTCGCGAATCAGGGGAAAGTAAGCATCACGGCCGTCCCAGCGGGAGTCCGGTTTTGCAAGGATATGGTCGACCAGGGCCTGGGTCACCCGGACCGGCGCGCCGGTCGGGTCGGCGATATCGGCAGCATTCCCGCCGATAGCCGATCTCAGAGCCTGCCGCAAGCCGGCCTCATCGCCCTTGGGTACCGGATGACCGAGCCTGGCCATCGCACGATCTGCGCTCAGCTTAGCCGGCCGGCCAGCCATCTTCGGACCCCACGGGTGCAAATCGTTCCACGGCCCCAGGTCCTCCATCAGGCGCGTCGCTTCGTTGCGGCCCCAGGCGGCCTCGCCAACGTTGTAATCCCAGCCTTTGCCGATCCCTTCAGGCGCGCCGGTTTTCGGATCGATGGTCACATGGGGGGCTTGATCTGGATCGTCCTTGCCCAGCTTCTGTAACTGCCGCTTACTTAGCGCTTCGACAAAGCACTTGCAGCCCCAGTCGTTTGGCGGATAGTGGGTTTGCCACCAGGGATCGTCCGCGGCCAACACCAGCCCGTCCCAGGCCAGATGCTGCAGCCTCGGCTGGCGGCTATCGCCGTGGCGATAACGCCAGTAAGGTCGATAGCGGGCCACGTCCGGATCGGTCATCTGAGCATGACGGCCAGCTTGGTAGGCAGTGCGCAGGTTGGTTTCAAAAATCACCCGACTACGCCATCCGCGACTGCCGTTGTAGCTCCATCCATGGGTGGCCACGATGCGATCGAAATCCCTGCGAAAGCTCTCCAATGTGCCGCCGCTTTCCAGAGCCTTGTCGATGGCGCCGCGAAAATCGGCTAACAGCGCATCGCGCTGAGCTCCGGCAATCATGAACCCGCGCGCGTGCATGTCTTTCCACAGGTCGTCCCAGCGCCGGGTAGGGATGTTGACCTTTTGGCGAAAAAAGGCGATCGCCTCTTTAAATGGAAGATCAACGGCCGTTACACTCATGCTTCGTCCTCTACGTCAGTGCGGCCCTGCAACTCCGCCAGAACCAACGCCTGGGCCAGAGCCTGCCCGGTGGCGGCCAGCGCCATGTCCGGATACAGATCCAGCAGCCGGTCGCGGACCTCCTCCAGGCTGGCCGCTTCGGTCAACAATCCATACACGGCCTCAACCAGGTCGCTACCGTCATTTAGATCCAAGGCTTTGGCGGCAAGTTCACCGACCCCACCATCGACACCCTGTTCGCGGTTATGTGCCCGGTTCATGGCTGGTTCAGGTTTGGCTTGTTGCTCCGGTGCCGTTGCAGTGGCAGGCGGCCCGAGCAGATCCTCGGGTTTTGCGTTGGCATCGGGGTCGGGGATGCTGAGTTTGTCGCGCACTACGCTCTGCTCGACCTTCAGTCCCAGGGGCACCAGTTTTTCCAGAGCGTTGACCAGGACGGTGAGGTCTTCCGACTCGGCCGCACGCAGCTGCACGCTTGGGTAGTTCTCTTGCGGGCCGTAATTCAGATCGATAAACGGCTTGATCAGATCGCGACCAAGAGTCTCTTCGAGTTGCTCGGCGTCATCGTCGCGGATGTCGTCGCGCACCTCCGCCTGCAGCTTTTCATCGCCCAGCTTGCCCGGCGTGCCGCTGGCGCTGGCGGTCTGCCCCAAGATGCCCTTGCTCACCTGGGCATCGAGGTACTCGGCCAGGCGCTGGTAAAAATCGGCCGAGCTGTTTTTGCCGGCCTCCACCAGCTCGATCATCATCGACTCGGGGAACACCGCCGCCGCGTCGCTGCCCAGGTTGGCCACGGCACTCTTGAGCACGGCGATATCGTCGTTGCTGGCGCCACTGCGGTATTTGCCCATGCGCAGCGGCATGCCGAACACCTCGGCAAACGCCAGCCAGTCCTTGACCGTGTAGCCCTTGCACATGTACGCCCAGCTGGCCAGACGCGCCAGACCGCCACGGATCGGCAGGCCGGTCTTGATGCGTGGCACATGCACGATATAACCGAAGGGCGACAAGGGCAGACCGTCGAGCATGTCGGCCTCATCGCGCAAGCGCACCTCGCTGCGGGTAGCCTGGTCGAACTGAAAAAAGCGCGGGTCACGGTGCTTATAGGCCGCAGGCTTCCAGGTGGAGCCGGAGCGATCCCAGATGATTTCAGCGACGCTGTAGCCTTTGCCCAGGGCGTCGAGCAGATCTTTGATCAGGCTGCGAAACCCCGGCTTGCGCACCAGGCCGCGCACCGCGTCGGCCAGCTTGACGTCTTGGCTGCTGTCGCTGTAGGCCTCGACGCTGATCGGCAGTCGAGACACGGCCAGCTTGCGCTTGGACAGCTCCGAGGCGTAGTGCAGGTCGCGCTCCTCCATCTCCTCGGCCAAGGTCAGGTACTCGTAGTGATCGCCCTCGGCAGCCGCCTGCAGCAGGCCGGCCAGGCGCTGCGGGGTGAGGCCGCTGGCGACCGTGTCGGTCCAGACCGTGCGGATGCCTGTCAGCGCCGGTGCGGCTTTTTCGCGGGTCAGCTCCCGGGTGATGACCGGGCGGCCGTATGCGTCGTAAAGAGGGGCCATTTACCAGAGTCCTTTTCCCCGGCCAAGACCGGCGGTAGTGCGTATCGGGCGCGGCAGTTCGTCGTTGCGGCGCACCGGGTGGTAGGCGTATTCGGACACCCCTTCACTGGCCGCCTCGATGGCCAGGGCCAGCGCCCAGAAACGGTCGGCATGGCCGTCCGACGTGCGCTCGGCGGTGAACCGCACGTTTCCCGCTGCGGTGGTCTGCTTGGTCATCGAGCGCAGATCAGCGCGGATATGCTTGTCATAGGGGATGCGCAATCGCCGGTCCTCCATCTTGGAGCGCACCGGGTAAGCCAGCGCCTCCTTGACCCTGGGGGTGAAGGTTACGCACTCGACCCGATAAGATCCGAACTTGTCCTGGGCATCGTCGCCCCAGCCGATCCCCAGGCCGGTGTAATCGATGCAGATCCGTTCAGCCTTGGCCATGATCGGGTAGAGCATGGCCTCCTGTTCGCTCTTGCGTTTGTTTTGCAGGGTGAGCACCTCGCGGGTGTAGAGGGTGTCGCCCAAAAGTTCCAGCAGCCACAGCACGGTCAAGTCGTTTTTGCGGCCGATGTCGATGCCGGCGAAAAGCCGGCCACTCTCGCAGGTGCGCCAATCAATGCCCCTCCCGTATTCGGCGGACGCAATCAGGTCGTATTCCAGAAAGGCGCTGTTGTCGTCGGCCGGCTGGCACATGTACTCCTGAAGGAAAGACTCTTCGTCGGCGCAGCCGGATTTAACGAAATCGAAATAAGCCGCCTCGTCCATGGCCTGGCGCTCGTCGTCTGCCGGCAGAGACTGCTGTAGCTTGTACAAAAAACCCTGGTCGAGGGCGTCCTGCAGCGTGACGCGGTGCAGGCTGATATTTTTCGGGTTGCCGTTTTCCCGGGCTTCGCGCACCAGTTCGTTGAAAAAATTGGCGCTGCCACGATGCGTGCTTATCACTTCCATGTTGCCGCCCCAGGTGATACCGGGGTAGGCGATCGACCACAGCTTGCGCGGATCAGGATGCAGGGCGAATTCATCTAGCACCCGACCGCCACGCTTGCCGGCCTGAGCGTCGGGGTTGGAACTCATGGAATGAATACGCTTGCCGTTGGCGAATTCGAGCACATAAGCGGAGAAGGTTTTCTCCTTATCGATGGCGATCTCGCCGAGATCCTCTGCGGCGATCTGCAGCACCTTCGCCCACTTTTTGCAGTCCTCGATGAAAAGCCGCGCCTGGATGTCGTCGCGGGAACTGACCCATTGATCGTGCTTGTTGTCCTGCATGGCGGTGCGTTCATCACAGGCCCACGCGGTGCTCCAGGACAAGCCGATCTGACGTCCCTTTTCCATGAGCTTGAGTCGGCTGTGGTCCTTGATCCATTTCGCCTGGTAGGGCAGAAAGATGCCGGATGGATTAGCCGGAATGATTTTGGCGTTGCCTTTTATCATCAGAACAAAGCCTCGTGGATTTTCGCGATGGTGTCCGGGGTGATACCGGCCTTGCGGGCGACCTGGTCAACCTTCTGCGCCGCTTCCTCCAATGCCTGCTGCCTGATTTCCTTTTCCCGCTCCACGTTCAGATTCGCGGCCTTCTCAAGGCGCATCGATGTCAGCGCCAGGTCTTTCAACATCCCCACCACGGCCGGTGCGCTCTCCTCATCGAGACTGCCGCTTTGCATAAACAGCGTCACGTCAAAGCTGAGCGTGCGCAGGATCTCGTTGATCAGATTGCCGACCTTGCCCTGGGGCGCAGCGCCCAGCTTGTTGATCCAGCGATCGGCGACCTCGCGAGACTGACGCAGCCGTTCGCCCACATCGCGCATCTGCAGGTCGTATCGATTTACCGCCGACTTGCTGACCCGCTCGGGGCAGGCCGGATCGAGCACCTCCGGATCCCCGGCGGCGCGCAGCTCGGCGAGGATCGCGTTGACCTGGTCAACCGCCTGCAGCTGGGTAATGCGCGGGTTGTCCAGCATCGATTGCAGCTGCTGACGGACTCCGGCAGGCAGCAGATCGACGGTGGACGGCTGGCGGCGCTTGCGACCCATCAGCGGCACCCGGGGCCGGGGCGTTTGACGCCCGGCACAATGACGCGACCGGCGGCGACATCGCCACCCCTGCCGGTGAGAGTGGCTACCATATAGCCGGCTGCATCGCGCAACGTGATAAGCCCTTGTTCCTCAAGCCAGGTCAGTTCGGTGCGGATGCGATCCCGGCTGACGCTGTGGCCGTAATAATCCAGAGCCGACTGCAAAACAGCCTCGTTGTGGCTGTATCCGGCATCCCCGGCCAAGGCCAGCAGCAGACTGCGACGGATGTCGGCAGTGACCAATTCCGAAAAACTCATTTACTTATCCCTCCCGAGCAACTGTTCAAGCACCAGATTGAGTTGATGGCGGCTGGCCTTCATCTCGCCGCCGAGTTCCTTAACCAGACCAAGCACATCATCCATCCTGGCGTGCACGCGGCCGATGTCGGCCTGACTTGGCAAGTGGTGCACCTCGGTCTGCAAACGACCCAGACCACCTTCGAGGCTGCCGGTACGTTCTTGATGCCGCGAGCAGCGAGCCTCGCGATCGGCCATAATCTTCTGCATCTCTTCGCGGCTTTGCTTTTCGGCAACGCTGGTCTCAAGAGTTTTAAACCGCTTGGCATTTACCTTTTCGCGATTGACCCAAACGGTGTAGACAAAAAACGCCAAGAGAAGTACGTCGCGAAAGATTTCATAGGCCAGTTTCCAATCCACTTACCGTCCCCCTCGCGCCCGCTCCAGCGCCCCTTGACATTCCACACATAACCGGCAACCCGGAATAGCCTGCCGCCGTTTTTCGGGGATCTCGGCCCCGCACTCTTCACACTCTGTCAGGCCCGGACCCGTCTGCTGCCTTCGCTGCCAGTCGCGCATGGCGTCCGCCTGCAGCTGCTCGTTGATGGCCTGGGCGCGGTCGATATCGTCCACAAAATCAATCCTGCTCCGGGCTGGCAAAAGCCAGCTGCGGCCATTGTCCGCCTTTGCTTTTTTCCAGGGCGTCCACCAACTGCTCGCGGGTCAGATCGGCGGTAGAAAGCTCGATCAGGCGGCCCCCGACTTCGAATATCAACTTTTCGGCGACCGGCAGCAGGGCCAGGATCAGGGCTACGGTTTTTTCGTTCATTGCTCACTGCCTCCCGCAGACACGATGCCGAACTCCGTCGCGATCGCCTGCATGCTTGTTGTGATTTCGGAAAATCGCGCACTGACCGCCCGGTAATTGGCCCAGGCCGCGCTCTCCTCCGACCCTCCGGACTCGATAGCCACGATGAGCAGATCGGCGGCCATATCGTAACTCGCCCGCGCCTGCCCGTAGATCACGGCGACTCTGTCGCACTGGCTCTGCTTTAAGGTGCCGGCAGTGCACATATCGTCGGCGGCTTCCGCCAAACCGACCACCACGGCCTGGGTCGATAGCAGACTCTTGGCCGCCAGGCTCGCGTGGGATTGCTCCCTGATGGCGCAGCCGCTCATGGATGCGATAAGCAGAAACGCCGCGAGGCAGGCCAGCAGAAGATGTAGCGCCAGGGGCGGGGAAATACGGCCGCTCTGATTGCCCCAGGCCAGGGGCTCTTTGGTGATGGCGCGCAGCATGAGGTTGATTACTCCGAGGATGTAAACCTGCGCTTCGGGCGACAGCACAAAATCGGTGTAGCTCTGCAGGATCAGCGCGGCGATCGCCAGCACGTTGATCCAAAAGGTTTTGCTCAGATAAAACGCCTTACCCATAGCTCTCTCCATGGTGAGGGTTAAGAGCCCAGCCGTTCCAGCCAGCCGGGGATATAAAGGGGATTGCCCCCGCGATAATGCAGATACGCCTCGCCCCTGAGCGCTGCCATCAGCGCCCGCTTATAGGGACAGGCCGCGATGACGGCGGCGCTGATCTGTCCGACGATGCCGTCGATCCGCAGGGTTCCCCGCCGCAAAACGGTGGAGATCACCTGCCGCCATTTGGCGCGACGTTGGGGCGGGACTTCACCGGTGCAAACGACATTGACCGCCCGTTGCAACATGCGCCCGGCGGTGCCGGTACCGCAGTTGACCGCCAGATCGAACAGCCGGCAGGCCAGATCCGGCGCGTCTCCGGCAATGCGTTCCGCGCCGCAGGGGATCCAGTAATGCTCCCGGTAAAGCGCGATCGCCCGCGGCAGGTTTAGCCTCTGGATATCGATATCGGGGAAGGCCGCCGCAGAGATCCCGTATTTGGTGCCCCAGAGTTCGCCGGAGCCGACCTTGCCGCCGGTCCAGTTGCCCGGGTCATCCGGATCCATCGACATCTTTCCGCCGCCCTCCTGCTGCAGGGTGAACGAGATGGCCGAGTCGAATACCGCGTCGTTCATGACGACTCCATGGATTACGTGCGGGTATGGGCGGGGCGGCCCCCCATGGGCCGCCCCTTAACAAAGAACGGGAAGACGCCGGCATGCCGGCCAATGCTGATGTTGGGAGGATAAGAAATTTAGATAGATTACGCGCGGGGAGTTGTCAGGGTTTGGCAGTGGAAATGAAAAAGCCCCTCCCGGATGGGAGGGGCAAGGTTGTGGGTTAATCGAGGTAGATCGGCCAGGCCTTGAGACCATAGGCGTGGGCGTCAAGGACACGACCATTTTTCAATTTCCGGTAGCGCCGGAAAATGACCCGCTTTCTGGGGGTCGAAGGACACGCTCTTCTTGCCATAGAAACCACCTCCAGTCCGGCAAATGATTTTTTCAGCTTGAAGAGCGTCCGCCTTATTGATATACTGAGCGGTAGATTTTGCAGCTACAAGCTGGCCCGACCTTGCCATGTCGGGGAACCCATTCGTTGTTGGCGCAACGAATGGGTTTAATTTTGGCATAACCCTAAAGATTTCAATCTCGCTCTTACAAAAGCAGGGTTAACATTAAAGATTTCGCTTAATTCATGGGTTGTTGCACCTTCCGAGACCATTTTCTCAAAAGGTTTTGTCGGCATAAGCAACGCTCCCGCGAACCGATACGCTTGCCATTCTGGGTTCCGGTAAACAGGGAGGTTGCTCCTCCTGTACAGCTGGGCTTTGTTTTCACCTTTTCGCTGTTCAAATACCTGTTGTTTTCCGGCCCGGATAAGATCCGGTGCATGCAGGATGCTGTGTCCGGTTTCGTGTGCAAGTGTAGAACGGAAAAACTTTTCGCTGGTTTCATCTTCTACGAGATCTTGACTGATCCATAATTTTCTTTCTTTACAGTCAGTGACGCCATATATCCCGGGGGGCAGTATTCCCGATGGGTCATAATTGATTCCGGCTAAATTCTCCAGCTCAAATTCAACAAAATCCTCGATATCAAAAGGCGCCTTCCCTAGTAACACCTCAGATTGATACTTCGCAACGAGTCTTTCAGCAATTCGATCAATTTGTACACCACTCATTGGCTTGAAAATTAGCTCTACATCATTCAAGATTTACTCCTCCTGTTTCTTTTCCAAGTTTTGAATAAGCATTTTGAATTCCTCCTCTGGCATGTCGGATGTGGCCCTCAGTAAACTCAAAACCCCGAAGGCCGGTTGTTTACTCATCAGTGTTTTTATTCGCTGGTCAATTTCGGAATTGATGGACGATTCCATTTCTGCTGCTTTTAAAAGGGCGTTACCAGCGATATTAAGAAATTTTTGAATCTTTTTTATGGCATCAATTTTCGGGGGGTTTTTCCTGCCATGTTCAATATCCGAAATATAACTTATGGTCAGGCCCGAAGCGGCTGCTACTTCGCGCAACTTCTTTCTCTCCCTTCTTCGAGCTTCTTTCACCATTTGCCCGAAACTTAACATTTTGCTCCTCCTTTAGTTGTTTGGTTCCTGCCCCTTGGGATTTTAAAATAAAAAATTACACCAGAGCTTGGTGTAATCAAGATAGTCCTCATTAATCAAAATGTCAAGGACGATTTTACACAAATTTACAGTGTAACCGTTTTACCCGAACAACCCCATCTGACGCGGATCGACGGCATTGACCCGCTCATAGGTGTTATTCCGCCGGAGAAACTCCACCAGCTCGTCAAAACGAACGCGCCGTGACCGGCGCAACATGAAGGAATCGAGGCTACAGGGAGTGACCGGTTGCCCGGTGTCGTGGTCCCGCTCATAGGCGGAAATCAGACGCCAGAAGGTGCGGTCGGAAACCGCCAATACCGCCTGGACTTCGCCCGGCGCATAACTCGCCTTTTTGGGCAGACCGGCAGCACGTAGCATGCCCAGCAGGCGTTCCTCCGCTACTTCTACCGGTATCATGTGCTTTCCTCCCCATCGCTACGCAGTTTCCGCGATTGCTCCTGCAACAACCGCCGGCGGGCCTCTTCGTCAAGTTCGGTGCTCGGCACCCCCATGCCGCCGGCGATCCGTTGGCGCATTTCCCTGAGACTGTTCAGCGCCGTTTGGCAATCCTGCTCCGACCGGGGAGCCTCCGGCAGGAGATCCTGTTGCGGGCGACGCGGCATGTGCGCCCAGATGGCCTTGGGCTCGGGCCATTTTTCTACGGCTTTTAAAAGCCCGGAGAAGGCGGCTTTAACCCGTCGTGAATCAACCTCCTCGACCGTGCAGCTGCCAGCCATGACGTGGTGCCAAACGTCGGCCGTGCGGGGGATGACCTCCGCGCTCGGCGTGCCGTCGAGCCCCAGGGTCAGCAGCGCCGCCAGCCCGTCGGCGATCAGCCCGCGCAGCCAATCACCGCTGCCCCAATCGGACAGTGAGGCAATGGCGCGGGCACGTTTGCCGGTCGGAGCGGGGTGGATCTGTGCTACATCCGGCGTAGCAAGGGCTACATTTGGCGTAGCGGCCACCGACTCCAGCACCCGCTTCAAATAGTTATGGTTGGTCAGCGGTTTGATCTGCCCGCCGTCCCGCTTGGCGCGCATCGCCTCCACCGTCTCGGCCAGCGCCGCCGCCAGCACGCGCGGATCGGCACCGACCTGCAGCACCTCGGCGGCCAGGCGCACTGCCCGATCAAACGACAGCGCGCGGGTTTTGCTTCGGAACAGACCGAGGTAGGCGATCAGCGGCCGGGTCAGCGGCCCGGCCTGCGCCAGGATCAGTTGCAGCTCTCCGGCGGCTTCGGCATCGAGGGCGGCTTCCAGTGGGTATTTGGCGTGGCAGCAGGGGCAGGTTACATTCATAAAATCGTCATTTGTCCTTGGTCAGGGGTCTGTTGTTGGCTGCTCATCAGTGTCGGACCACCACGCCCGGCAGACCGGCCGGGCGATTTTCTTCGCCCGGCGCGGTTTCGCTTATCGCTTGTTCTCTCGGTAGAAAAAATTCCCCACACTGTCAGGACTGCGCCCAATACGTTCGCCGATGGCTTTAGGCTGGAGCCCTTGAGCCTTGAGCGCGCGCATGGTGGCTTTCTCTGCGTCGGTGAAGTTGCGGCGCCGCCTCTTGGTGTTTACCGCCGACTCCAGCTTGAGTTCCGCCAGTTCGGCGCGCAGTTTGTAATACTCGGCGGCGTCAATCTCAATCGTCGGGGCTGGTTGCGGCATAAGTGTTTGATTTAACAGAACCTGCGCCAGCTTGTTGAAGGCGGCTATATACGCCTCCTTGTGTCGGGCAGCTTCCGCGCCGGTGAAGCCCATGACCAGAAAGATGAACCCATCTTTGGTCATCTCAAACATAGGATGTGATTTACCCTGCTCGTTCAAGTAAGAGGAGTGCGCAAAATTGCGCACTCGAAATTCGTCGGAACAATCCAGTCCGCGGATAGCCCGAGTCACGTCCCGGTGGCGACGGTCGAACACTTCGGCGACATCCAGGCTGGTGGTAATGGCGCGGCCGTCTTTCAAGCTGACGGCGTTCGGTGGCAATACGGTTATCTGTGCTGGCATGATCAATCCTCCTTCTCGTTACGCTTGATTTTGAGCTCTGAGAAAATGCCCAGGGCAAACAGGCAAACCTTCAATTCGTCGAGGGCGTTTTGCACGCGATCGAGCAAATACGGCGATGGCTGTTTGACGGGGTACTGACGACCGGGAAAGGGGATGACTCGGGTGGGTTGTCTGCTTCTCATGGCATGGCTCCTTTGGTAGGGTTTCGTCATGCCCTCTTGCGCGACCAAACGCAAAAAGGGCGAACCGTGCGGGTTGGTCGACCGGTCCAAAGGATACCGGCGGGCCCGAAGGCCCCCCACACGGCCGCCCAGACGAAACGGAGCAATGCCATGTTGTGTGGACACAAAAAGACCGCCAAATGCTGCAGGCGGTTGTGTCCGCCTCTGGATACGGGCGACCAAACCCGATCGCTGGATTTTGCCAGCGACAGATTTACGGTAGCCCATTGCGGTTTTTGTGTCAAGCGTCGCCATCATTGTCCTCTTTACTCCTCCCCACTCAGATCCCACCCCTCACGCTGGGCCTGCTTGCGCAGCGCGGTGATGATTTTGTACAGATCGCCAGTAGCCACCCAGGCCACCCGATCAACCTTGCAGATCCGCTGCGCCAGACTGTCAGCGTAGCCCCAGGGTTTGCCGCCGACGGTTAACAGCGCCTCGATTTTTTCCAGCTGCCGGGCACGGCTGGCCTGGTCGAGCTTCTGGCCGCGTTTGCGCTCGGCGTTGTGAGGGCGCTTGCCGACCTTTTTGCGGGCGCCTTTTTTCTGCCAGACGCCCGCGGCCAGCGCCTTGGCCTCCAGATCTGCGACCAGGCCGGCAGCCTGCCGGTCGCTCATGGCCTTGCTGCTGGTTACGCCATAACCGGCCAGCACGGCTCGGTAATCGTCGTCGGACAGACCGAGCGCGCCCTTGAGGGTATGGATCAGCTTAATCTGTTTCGGATTGGCCATGGCTTTGCTCCTCGGTGCGGGTGGCGCATCTCTGTCTCATCCAACCACTTCGATCAGCTCGATGGACTCAAACGTCTTCTGATAGTGACGCCTGATCGCCGTGGCGCTGGGCCAAAGAGCATCATAACCGTGCCATTTTTCATCCGGATCATATCCCAGCGCCTTGAGACGGCGTTTACTCATCTTCTTCATTTCCCTGCGGGATTTTGCTGTCCAGACAAACTTGGAAACCGGCCGGAGATACCGCTGTCCCGGGAATTCCTTTTTCGGGTCAAGCCATACGAATTTGAACTCACCGCCGATATAGGTCACGATACCCAACCGGTTTTTACTGACCTGCGCCCTGCGAAAAGTCACCTCAAGACCGTCTACCTTGAGTTTTGCGTGCCCGTAGGTTCCGCTCAAAGCCTTCTCCACCTTTGCCCAATCTTCTTTCGTCATTCGCCTATCTCCGGGGGTATGCCGGCCGGAAAGGCCCGGTCGATATCGGCCAGCAGTTGCCGGCGCAGTTTTTTCATAAAAGCCCGGTCACGGCGCCATACCTCGACGGCGGCGTCGGCCACGATCTTGGGGATGCCGCGTTTGCCGTACTCGTAGTCCTGATAGGTGCGGTTGGGCATCCCCAGGGTGCGGGCCATGCTGCGCATGTCAAAACCGATGGCCAGGCGGATTTTTTTGAGTTTGACCGCCGTCATGTGCGTGCACTTTTGCCGTTTTTTACTCCGATTGTTCACGCGGTTCTCTCCATCAGCTTCACCGGATACGGCCACGGCGGCGCTTCGTGCGGCATGTGCTTGGCATCCTCATGCACCCAATCGGCGCACTGTCCGGCGGGGTTTTTGAGGGGCGCCACATGGACCGGGTGTCGGCACCAGCGCTCCAGGCCTTTCCATCCGGTATATTTGCAATCGCCGCAGGGCATATTCGTCCTCAAAAAGGACCGGCGGGTCAGGAGGATGGCCCCGCCGGCCAAGGTTTGTTTTCGGCTGCTCATCAGGCCCGGGGCGCCACCCCCGGACGACCGGACCATTTTGTTAACGTCAACAAAATGATCCGGTTTCGCATCAGTTAACGGTCAGCGCCTTCTCGCCGGTGTCTTCGTCCTCGTAAAAAGCCAGATACAAAGGCTCGCCCAACACATCGCAAAGTCGCATATCGCCATCGACTTCACGGAGCGCTTCGCGCATGGCGTCGACCGTCTCGATACCCTCGATTTCACGCAGCAGCTTATACATCAGGCAATCTCCTGTTTTTTGGTGATGGTTGCCTGCGCCTTGCAGCGCGGGCAGCGTATATGCCGGATCGTGCGTTCCTGCCCGTCGCCGTCGGCAAAGCTTATGTTTTGGCGCAATTCGGTAAACTCTTTGACCCGGCACCACGGTCTGGTGCAAAAGGCCGTCACGACGTATCGCATGGCGTTTTCCCTTTCTTTGTTTATCCCTGCATCAGGGAGGCTGGTACCAGATCGAGCGAAACAAACGACTCTGAGCCGATGGTCACGCCCATGGTGTGCCGGCAGCGTTCCGGATACCCCTTGCCGATCATCACATGGCACTGTTTGCCGGTTTTGTTCCCGATGTCGCCGTCTTTGGTAGCGGCTGAAATCTCCCGATGTTCTTTGTTTTTACCCATGGTTGCCCCTCCTCAGGCGCTGCAAACATCCAGCGGCAGTTGCCTGTAGCTGCCATCACTCTGGCGTTGATAGATGCGGATATAGGTCTTGCTGCCGACCGTCTGCAGGCTCTCGCCGATGGCGTCCATGGCTTTTTTCCAGCGGGCGTCCTGAATATCGAGCCGCCGCAGCCCGAGCACCCGCCTGGTGTTGACCTTGCCGGTTTTGTCGACCTGGAAGGCGTCGTTGATCAGGGTGCGGATCTCGGGGCGGCTGCCCTCGGCCCATTCATGGATGCACTCGTCGATGAGCAGCTTGGCGACCTGCAGCCGCTCGTCGAACACGGTGTACTCGTCGATCGCGCGCATGATCTTGTATTCGCCATCGAAACTCATCAGGGTCACGTTGCCCTTGCTGCCACCGATTTTGGCGCCGTATCGCTCGGCGGACAGCTCGATAAAAGCTTCGATATCGTCCATGGCGCCTTTGCGATAATCGGCCAGATTGCGGCGCAGCGGCTCGGCCCGGGCGACCAGATCGCGCACCAGCTCGTCGCGGGTGCGGTCGATCTCCTTGACCATTTCGACCGGCACCAGGCGGCCCTGGGCGTCTTTCATGTAACCTGCGGGTACGGGTGTGTTTTCCATGCTTTTACTCCTGTTAAATGGCGGTTTGAAGGTTCGTTAAAGTCGTTTGGCGATGGCTCTTTCCCACCCGCCGGGCGGGTTGGTAATAGGTGCAGAGCGCGCCGCCGTCGAGCAGGTAAAAGGCGGTTTGGTTATAACCGTCGGGGTCTTGCAGATACTGCTCAAAGGTAATTTTGAGCAACTCGCCGATCCGGTTTTCCACGAATTTATCAGCCAGGTGGTTTAATCGTTCGTCGCTGATTCTCATGCCGTGGCCTCCTGTAAGTCGGGGTTGGCGAACCATTGGTTGTCGATCTGTACGAAGGGCGGCGGGGTCTTTTGCCCGCGTTTTTGCCACTTGCGCATCAGGTCGCCGCAGTTAACGCAAAAACCGCTCTTGTTTTGCGGGCTTATCCAGGCGTCACAGCCGTCGACGACGCAGGGGCGGCGGTTTTTGGGCGGGGCGAGCAGGCGCCCGCCGTCGGGCAGAGCGCGGTAGCGGTGGGCGATCCTTGACCGTCTCTCTCCGCACATGATGCAGCGCACGGTCTGCAGGCGGGTGCCGTCTTCCAGTGTCTCGACGATCGGCTCCAGGGAGCCGCGGCCGGCACCGCATTTGGGGCAGCGGATCATGGCTGTCTCCTTTCGCAATCGCGGCAGGCTTTGTATTGCCTTACCCGCTGGGCATTGGTGGCCGCAAAGGGCTGGCGGCGGGTATCGGCGCATTCGCCCATGCTGATCTCACCCCTGATCGGGCATTGCACGGTGGTAGATCCGAAAACCTCATCGACCCGCAGCAGTACGGTCGCGGGATCGCCGAGGTATTTACCCGACAGGATCTGGCTCAGGGTGCTGGCGCTGTAGCCGATCATGCGGGCGACATTGGCCTGGCCGTGCTCGTCGACGGCGCTCTTCAGAAGTTGCATCCGATCACTCCGCGTCATGGCCGCCTCCTCTGCTCCATTTCACCAGTCCGGTGTTGGGGTCGTAAACCTGCTTGCCACGCTGCACCATGGGCGGCTTTGGCCCGCTGAAACTCCTTTGGATAAATTTGTAACGGGTCAAAACGCCGCCGTTGCCCGTACCTTTGCCGGCACTGGAGACCGCGAGGTAACCGGCCCGCTGGAGAAAATAGCAGTAATCCTTGGCCTCTTTTTCGGCGATCCGGCAATCCTCGGTGGAGGCGATAACCGCCAGATCCCGGGCGGAAAACTCGCCGAGGATCCGCATGGTCCGCCACATCTGTTCCCGCCCGAGCCCCTGGGTCACTTCGGTACCGTCGCGGCGCACCCTGGGCGCTTCGATCCCGACATCGCGGACCAGCCGGTAAAGGTTGGCCCGCGATCCGAAGCCGGCGGGCCGGAGGCCGGCGACATCGAGATACCCGGCGGCGGTCAGTCCCTGCAAGTAGTCCTGGATAGAGGCCTTGGCGAGCCTGGTACGCTGCCAGATGTCGCGGACGGTAAACTCCCGCATCTGCCGTATGACCGCCCAGACGGCCTCGCGCTTTTCCGCGGGGCCGCGTTTGTCGATCGGTTTAAGGGCCATGCTTACGCCCTCCGTCCCGGAGCTCTGCCGGTAAAAAGCCGGCGCGATCCCCACCGGTTGAGATCGACCTCGTCCCAACCTTCGCGGCGTGCCTCTTCGCGCACCAGATCCAGGTTGACGCAGACACGCCGTGCGCTGCCGTTGGCCAATTCGTGCATCCGGACCAGAAGGTCTTCGCCGATAGCGACGTCGGGGCAGTACAGCCTGCACAGATGGGCGATATCGGTAAGGCTCACTGGCTCGGCCTGTTTCCAGTCGAGGATGCGGCCGTCGAAACGTTCCCAGCACTTGAGCTTGTTCGGCAGTTGCTCCTCGCCGAGCAGCAAAATGGCCGCGCCGCCGGCGCCCTCATGGATATCGCGCACGATCTCGACGGCCTTTTTCTCCACCAGGTGGTCCATCTCGTCGATGATCAGCGGCCGACCCGAGAGAGCCAGCTGCTCGCTGATCTGGTCGGTCATCTCGTAGATGGTTTTGGCGGCCGGGATGCCCATCTCCCTGAGGATGGCCATCAGCACCGCCTTGCGCGTCCAGGTGCTCTTGCACTCGATGTAATAGGCTTTGAGACGGTTGGCCACGTAGCCGGCGGCGGTGCTCTTGCCGAAACCGGAAGGGCCGGAAAAACAGACGATGCCCGGCAGATGTGGCGGCCTTTGCAGGGCGCGCTGCACCACCTCCATGCAGATGCCCACATTGGTCAGCGGGGCGACGGTGTTGACTTCGTAGCTTTCATGGGACATACTTAAACCTCCTTTGTTTAAAGCCCCTTTCAGGGGCGATCCAAGCCGTGTTGCAGCACGGCTTTTTTATTATCCGCGCACGTAAAAGGCGCCGAAATCCTCTTCCATGGCCTGCCGCGCCCGGAATGCCGCAGTCTGGCTGTATCCCCGGTAAAACCGTTGATCTTCTTCGTTCAACATCCCGCCCGCCTGCACCTTCGCATCCAGATGTTTCCAGCGCTCGTAGGCGTCGATCGCGGGTTCTTCCGGGATCTTGGCAGCGGCCTGCCGTGCCTGTTCTTCCTCGATCTCCTGCAGCCGCGCCCGCAAAAAGGCGGTTTTATCCTGCGCGGGAGCTTCCGCGGGCCGATCCAGAGCCATGGCGGCCTCGGCGGCGGCCTCCAGACCGGCGCTTGTGTACTCCGTGGACGGTCTGGGTAGGGTAGTGATCTTGCCGGCCTTTTCCGCGGCCACAGCGCGGATCTCGTTGACGATATCGTCCACGCCGAGGCGCTTGGCTTTGGCCTTGAGTTCCGCTTTGCCTTCCTGGATCGCCTTCTTTTGCAGCTCTTTGGCCTTGGCCGCTACTTCGGCCCGGTCGATGCCGGTACGTTCCGGACACTCGGCCACGCAGATAAACTCGTTCAACTGTTCGCCGCCGTAGACCATGATCCGCCCGAGGTCGTCCGCCACCTCCAGCACGCGCACCTCCTTGCCGATCACCGCCCACAGTTCAGGCGCGATAAACAGACCGTGATCCAGCCGGATTCCCTTTTTGCTGACGGTGCGCAACCCTTTGCCGGGAGCCTCCGATAGCAGCAGGTCGAGCGCCCGCTCGTTGCGGATCCGCTCCACCGGTTCGCGCCATTCGTTTACCATCTGATAGGGCGTCTTGCCGTTAAGGCCGTCATGCGGGCGGTGCATGTAGATGTTGCTCACCCATTCGTCGCAAAACTTCTGAAATTCTTCGGC